CCTTGGTGATGTCGGAGCTCTTAGCCCTTGTAAGGCCGGCCGCTTCTATAAAGCCCTTGGTGACAGGTGACCAACTATGGCGACAGTTATAGCCACCTCCACCAGTTGACACGCTCAAGCCTTGGTTATTATTTAACCGCTTCATCTGCGACTTGCTCACAACAAGGTCAACAAGCTGACGACAGAAAGGGCGCGTGATGCCGTCTTTGGGTCCAGTGTATAGATAGAAGCTCATGTCAGCCGCTTCCGCTGCGGCCGCTGTGATTGATCGCCCATATTGAGAGATTCGTGTCTTAACCTCTGTAAGTTGCTTTCCCTCTGATCGTTTTAACCTCTGCTCAAGATTGCTCATCACGATATTAGTGGGAACGTCAACCAAGAGATCTCTCAAGCTCTCATTAATCGAGCGCTTAAAGTCAGGTAAGATTACATCATCAAAGACAGACTGGGCCGCTGTTGCTTGAATGCTGTCAAGCTGTGAGGTGATTTGGTTAAACCCAAAGTCGGGTTGAACCGCTTGCATTGCTCTCTCAGCTGCCTCTTTGATTGCTTCTTGCTGTTCGATAAAGTCGTCTACTGCAAGTCCAAGCCCTCCTTGAAGGATGAACTCAAGCAACTGCTCATCATCTAGATTGAGGAGAGTCAGAGGTGAAGCCGCTTCAACGGCCGCCCCTACTGTCTCTAATAGTTGCGCTCTCGCTTTGGTCAGTGACCTAGCAAAAGCTCTCTCCGCTGAAACTTCAGCTTTGAGTTGATCGCGTCTAGCTCTTGTCAATGTGGCGATCGATCCCGACTGACTCTTAGCCTGTCGGGTTAGGTCTGCGATCGCTTCCTCATCAGCGTCAACTTCGGAGAGAAGCTGAGGTGATGCGCCACATTGACAAGCCATCTCTTAGAGACAGTCTGTAATGATGCGGCCGAGAGTTGAGTCAACCGCGTGGAATGTACCGACCTCTTCACCGTAGACATAACGCCGAGTCTTATCGAGTGAGTCATATTGACCAGCGACCATGTTGCTATAAGAGAGGTTAAGCGCTGCAACAGGCATGCCCTTGACGTTACCGCTCTTCTGTACAATCGCGTCACTTCCCTTGAGAATACCCATGAAGAGACTATCAGGAGTCCAAATATAAGACTCTGAAGACGTCGCACCGGGAACCGCTGTATCTTGACGAGCTTGTCCAACGAAGATGTTAGGAATACCGAGGACATCACGAAGTACACCGATCACGACCTCATCGTTAAGAACACGGTCACCGCTCGCAACACCAAAACCAGGAGTGCCAACACTGATCACGCCTCTGACTTCTGGGTTACGCGCTAGCTCTCGGAAGAGTGAGCGGCCAAGGATAAGAGAGTCAGGGTTGATTCCGTGAGCCGCTTCAAAGACTGTATCTTTGAGAGTGTGCAAGAACTCAAGAGGAGTCGCGCCGGCCGCATTGAACTTGCTACCAAACTCATTTGTTGAGTTGTTGTCATTAAAGTTCGCAGTGCCAAAAAGAAGATCCGCAGCGCGCTTCTCACGAGCGAGCTTAACAACACGCGCAACTTTACGCGCTAGTCTCTGCTCTTCACTGCCTGGATACTGTGAATCAAAGATATCTTCCATGGCAATAGAGTCTTGAGCGCCATAGATTAGAGCCTTGAATGTTTGGCTTGTGCGATCGAAGCCACCGATAGAGGCACGGCTTGAACCCGGAGCGCGCTGAAGGTCAAGACCTGCACCCGCGCCCATAAAGTTACGAGTCTCTTCTACAAGAAGAGTTCCGCTTCTCTCAGGAATGGTGATAGTCTCGAAGACTTTATCCGCGATAAGTTGGTTATCACTAGGAACCGCTTCTTGTACGAGTCCTGTTAAGATCTGATCTACTGGATGGAGATTACTGTATGAACTAGCCATGATCTACTCCTTCTTAAGGTACGAGGTTTTGAGGACCGGTGAAGTTAATGAGGATCTGATCATTAGCCACTGAAGAGACTTGATTGATGTTTGGAATGATCTGACCAATTGAGAAGTTGCCTGAAGTCGCGTGAGTGATGACCTTGCCGTTGGTGTCAGCCATAACAAGAGACACGCTGTTAGCAATAGTGTTACCGGCGATCACGCGAGTAAGGCCGCTCACCTTCACTTCTACAGAGTCACCCGCTGAGCAAGCTCTTTGAGCTACGCCAACACAACGACGATCTGTAGCTAAATCAGTGATAACGATCTTACCGGCAGTATCAACGCTTACAAGTG